ACCGCCTAGCGTGTACGGCATCTCTGGGTCATACGGCGACTCGGAGCCCTTGAACATATGGTACTCCATCTTCTTACCTTCAAGCGCCTGGTCTACTTGACGCTTGAGGCTTATCCCAAGACCGTCACAGTCCCAGATGAAGTGGTCTGCCTGAGCTGCTACTGCCTTCTGTAGCGCCCAGTCCATACCCTCATTGGCATCTCCAGTAACATTTTCACAAACGTCCAGAATGACATTACCGTGGCGCAAGGAATAGCCCTTACTGTCACCGCCCTCGTCTGAAGGGTCGTGGGAAGCAATTAGAGCTCCTTCTGGCTTCCAACCTAGCTTCTTGTGCGCGTCTATCGCCGCATCAAACCAGTCAGGGTCGATTATACTGTCCTGCACAGTATCGAGGTGCTTGCCTTCCCAGATGTGCTCATACATCGCCCGTGTCAAATTCTTAAAATCGTGCTGTCTTTCCTGCTCAAGAGGAGTCTTCACAAACCACGGGTTATCCTCATAATTCATGCGGATGATTAGGTGCATATCGTCTTCGTATATGCCATCGCGGTTAAGCTGCTTCTCGAATGGCTTAATGAACCGCTCAGAAAATGCGTCAGTGCTGGACCGTGGGTTACCTGACAGCCATATCTGACTGCCTGCTTCCCGAAGCGTAGGAGTAAGAGCTTTGAGGCTTTCAAAGGATATAGTTTGAGCCTCCTCGACCCAGAACAGGTTAAAGCCATACATCGACTTAACCGCCTCTACGTTTCTGGCTAGACCTCTAAATTTAAAAGCCGCCTCGCCATTAAACAGAATCTGGTTATTCTGCACCTGAAAGTCTTCAAGGCCATAAGACTGTATCTGAGACGCTAAGAGGCTGTGTACCGAATCATCGATGGAGTTTTGGAACTCTCTAAAAGCCCCGATCTTTTGCCCCTCCAGAGCCTTGAGCAAGCTAAGAGAGCCGAGGCCATAACTTTTGCCGCTGCCTCTACCGCCGTAGACCACAATGAAGCGTTGTTTAGCCTCAAGCACTGGTAACAGCTTTGGAGCGATCTGCAGGTTCAGTCTAGGTCTCCTGGATTAACGACCTCAATGGTCACATGATAATCCTTCTCAATAGCCTTGCCGTCAGGTCCAGATATTTCCTGCCTGCTCTTTTCCGTCCAGCCAGCTCGCTGAGATAGCCATAGCTTCATGCTCTGAAAATCACCGTCCATGCCGTTTGTGTAGAGTTGAGCGATCATTCTGCTGCTTGCGTCTAGCAATGCCTTGTTATAAGCCTCCAATAACTCAGGCTCTCGCTTAAACATCCTTCTCAAGCAATTGTCAGACATACCAAAATATTCTGCCAACTGAGCGTGTGACAGGGCAGGGGCAAGCTCTTTGAGCTTCTCAATCTCGTTATCGTCCAAGATTCGTAAGTCCATAGGTCAGGCTGACTACTTCGTTAATGTTGGTGTTAAACTCCAGTGTGGGTGAAACAACAAAACACTGACCCCTTTTTCAGGCAATCTCTCACTAACTGGTATCCAAGGCCGCTCCAGCTCCGCTATGTGGTCTGCTGCTTTCCTCAAAATTTCCTCTAGCTCTGCATCCCCATCACGATAAAACGCGGCTTCATCTGGAATGTTGTGCAGGAACTTTAAGCCACGATTGATAGAATCCAATACAGATTCTTCTAATGGTTTCTGTGTCTCACTCATTTTGCTGCCTCCAGTGCTTGCATCACTACTGGTGGCGGTATCGAATAGTTTATTCGCGCAGACCAAGCAAAGATGTTGTTTGAAAACTACTCCGCTGCATCCTTCGGTTTCACATTGTTCCATTGCTCTCTCCATATAATCAGTAATGTGGTGGGCTATCTCTTATCTGGTGAAGCGGGGAGGGGCATTCCAATTAATCACATCTTTGTAATACCTGCCACAACCAACACACCAGATACTCCCCACGGTAGAGGTAGAGCATATACCTCTACAGGGATTCCTAACCTTAGCTACACCTTCGGTAAAGGGCATAGGATTGGAAAGTGTTTGTTCACACATATCTCTACGGGCCTCCCGTATCTTTCCTCTAACTTTCCGCAGTAAGTGCGAAAAGAATTAATTTCATCTTTTTTGTGATGGATACACTGCTCACAGTGTTCAAGAATATTTAGTTCGTCAAGTTGTCTCATGGTGTTACCGTCACTCTACTAATCTCGCCTTTTTCTTTATCATAAGTGATTGCCAATGCGCCTCTTTGAGAATGCTCAAATCCTCTAGCACCGTAGGCATCTCTAGCGTTTAATGTGGGGTGTCTCTCTATCACCACTCCAGACACCTCTACTACTTCTTTGGTGTGGTAGTGTCCTGTACTAATGTAGATATGCTCAGTGTTAGCCATCTGACCACGGAACCTTGGCTCAGAAAAGAACTTCCCAGCCAGCCCCCTAATCTTAGTTAGGTGTCCATGATGCCATCCCAAGAAGACATTGCCCCAAGTAAATGAGTAGTATGGGAACACACTATCATCTACAGTGACCCTCTTGTTCTTTTTAAATGCCATCTTCATTATGGCTTGCAACCAGACAGACCCAGTCAAATCGTGATTACCCTCGCACATTACTACATGAACGTGCTTATGCTTATGCAATAGCATTTCTACCGCCCTTACACAGGTTTCTACGGCGACTTGGACTAACTTAGGGTATCTACCATCTGAATCAAGAACGTGCCTATTTAGGGGCGTTACAGAGGTCAAACCGTCCCAGTGGAGAAAGTCTCCCATTTGAACGAATACTGCCTGTTCAGAGTCTGGGGTTCCGTTAATCATATCCCCAAATGCTTTGTATAGAGTATCCTCTGCTATCTTAATATCCCAGTCAGCACCAGTCTCTTCGTTCCAAGAATATGCGCCTATGTGATAATCAGTGATTGTGTAAACTGAGCATAAATCTGCATTAACTTTTTTAGGAGCTTTGACTACGGGCCAGGGTTTTATATTCTCTTTGAGGTTGTCACATAACTCCCTCATCATTTCTTCTTGTCTTTCTTTATCTACCTCTGTCTTGACCCATTGAATTTTGGCATTTCCGTCAGAGTCAAGAAGTGTAGACTTGCCTTTTAATTTATATCCGTCAGGTATGTGATTGTCTGATTTTTGCCAGCCTTTCTTAGCTGCGTTACTTTCTACTAATTTCTTACACGCTCTTACATTGTAATCGTTACATCCAAGTTCCTTTGCGGCAGCGGCAGAAGTTCCAAATTCTATCCATGCTGCAAGGTATTCTTTTTGCTTATCTGATTCGCAATACTCTAATAGCTGAGGGTCTGGAGTTGCCCTAGCATTTACATTATCCCATTTAGTGCCCATATCTATTCCTTAATTGGCTTCAATGTGTCGAAGTAAAGGCCATTCATTAAGCAGTCCCTTGCTCTCAATGACCTAACTCTTATATCTTGTGCTGTATCAACATTTTTTCCTATGAACATGGTCTTGTGAAAAGCAAACCTTTTTGAGAGAAGCTCAATACTAAATTCCTTGGACATCAAGGAAAATCCACTGTTAATAATTTCTCTTATGTCTTCTCTTTGATTGGACGCAAGAAGGTATGGCTTGTTCTTTTCTATGTATGATATTTCTTTATTAGTAAACGCTTTCCTACTCTGATTAAGATTCTTAATCTCGTGTGGAGTTAGCTCATCACTCAAGGATTCTCCAAGCCTTTGTTTATCAAATATTTTGAGCCTTGGTATTTTCAAGGTATTCTCCTTTTGCCTCTAAAATAAGTCCATCCTTGGCGCAGAAGTTTTGCATCCAGTCCAGGAAGAAAGTCATCTCCCCCACTGTCCAGTTAGCAGAACTTGTAACCTCTGCTTTCTCGCCTCCCTCTGGGTTCTTAATAAATCTCAGAAGGAACCTTTCTTTAGTGTCGCCGTAACACTTAGTTTTAAGCCATCTATTCATGCCTTCATACATAGCGTCATCAACGTCTTCTGTCTTCCAGTTATGCTTTGCAGCCTCTCTTATCCAAATAGCCTTGAGGGCTTTCTGAGGCAGGGAAGAGAGGGTGAAGTCCTCCACCTTCATCCCCCCGTCAGAGTAAGCTATGTTAGCAAAACCAGTCTTTTTGATTAGCTTATCAATGTCCTTAAAGATTTTCTTTAAATCTGAAAGGTCACTAGCTACCGCAGATACTGGCATATATCCTCCGCTTTATAACCCATTGCCTCACAAACACTAAAGAACGTAGAGCACCTCATATCTTTCCTATTCAGCATAGCATTGTAGTTAGATGAAGCCATTCCAATATCTTTAGCGATTTTGTATTGTGAGACTCCAGAAGATTCGTGGAGACTCCTTAGCACATTCCCAAAATGGTCTACCACGGAACATCCTCGAAGCTATCAGTAGATTCAGGGGCTTTAGCTTTAGCTTGCTTCTTTTCAAAAGAAAAACTAAGCACTGGTCTTTTGGGATTATCTGAAGTGTCGTTCTTCCAGGCACTCACTAGATAGTCAGTCCCTCCTATGTTGCACTCGCCTTTTAGTGCTGGTGCTTTAGGGTTATCGGTTTCATTCTTCCAAACTGCACCTCTGTTAGTGTTATCGTATTGCATTTATTCCTCCGAATATTTATTGACTAATTTTTCAATTTCATCCACTACTTTTCTTAGAGTTTCATCAAGGCAAGATATAAAATATTCGTCTCTATCCACTCTAACTATCAAGGGCTTCATGTCGGGATGGTATGCCATGAAGTCCCACCATTTCCTACCAGTGATATACATACAGCCTTGAACCTGCTGAAAGTATTTACTGGGCAATTTACCACCTCTTAAATAAGATACCATAGTACCTCCCAGAGGCGACTTAATTTCCAAGCCTCCATCGTCACCGACCAAACCATCTGGGCTTGCACCAGCTTGATAATCATCATGAAGACAAAAGCCTACTTCCTGAACTTGGTTCCCAGTCTCTATGATGTACCTGTCTCTAGCGTAGGGTTCCAACTCAGTGCCACGTTGCATAGCATCAGTTACCTTTACATAAGTAGATTCACCTGTAATAGCCTCTGCTACCAGCGCATCAACATAAGCCTTGGCCTGAGTTGACGGTGTTCCGTTTATTTTTAAAACTTTAGAAAAGTTAGAGGCAGACGGTACTCCCAATCTAGCCTTTAACCACTCCTCACTACCTTGTTCGCAGTCTATTAATCTCATCTTCCCATTGCCCTTTCGCCATCATCGTCATCATAGGCCCGTAATCCACAAATGGATTGAAGACCATACCTCCTCGCATAAGTAATCGCAGCAGCACCTTCTTGTGGCTTAGGACTCGCTATAGGCAAGGTGTAAGACTCCTGTATCCACTCACCCGAATCGTGCATCAGGATAGTTGTAACGCCTACCCCTCGCTCCGTAGACACCGGATGCTGTGAAAAGGACAGGTAATTTTTATTCAGAATTGGCGTAACACAGTCAATAATTGACTCAATATTTGCGTATTTAGATTTAAAAAATGGATTGGATTGGTCTTTTTTAACCGCCTCCATCTCGCTTTGTGCCTTTCTCAAAGCTGGCGCAAAATGTCTTAGTGATTCGCTAGTTTTCATTTTTCCTGCTCCTCTTTCAAAAAAGCATTAACAGTAAATACGTTCCCTTCGCTATCTATTAACCTATATATACTGACAGTGAATTGATTGTTTTTTGTATTAAGAACTTCAGTCTTAATATCTATATCCACAATAT